GTTGCTCGTTATCTCTTAACTGTTTAAATCTTTCAATGTAGTGCTGACTTAAGATTTCTACACTTTCTGCTAATTCATTATTCATGTTAACCACTTTTCATCAGTTGTTTCTAATAGTTTACCTACCTTATATTCATATCCTTCACAATACTCAACCTCTTCATAATGTTTGCAATGTTCAAAATCAGATGCAATTCTCTTTGCTTCAGTTTTATTTTCTGCACCAACTGTTACTGAATAGTAAACAACTTTCTTTGCCTCAAATGTGTAACTGTTTAATAGATCAGACATTTTAAAAAAATTAGTAAGTGGATTTAAAGGTTAATTGTTAATCCCAAGTGAGATTAAACTTTTCAAGAATAATATCTCTTACATGCTCTCTATCAAGTGAATCACCATCACCCCATTGCATTTGAGGGAATGAAGGATAACAGCACATTTGAAGATAAAGAAATGATGCCTCTTCAATCATTCTCTTAGATAGTCCCTGAATAGGATATAATACATCAGGATAACTTGGTAAGTAGAATGATGCAACATAATCAGTGAAGTCATCCATAGTTTCGTACATAAGCGATCTCCTTTGTTTGTTGATATACTTATTATAACGAATCTAAGTCCCTTTTCTTGTGTATGTGTGCCACTTCCTGTACTGGCACAAATTCTGTCATTTCTTTCAATTTTGATATAGCATTATGAGCATCCTGTTCAGACTGTGGATCAAAGTCTAACCACATTTGCTCAAGTGACCATACTACAAGGTTATACTCTTCTTCAGTTAGTTTCATTGCTCAACCTCATAAGTTAGTGGACTGAAATACATTGGATTGTTATAGTAAATTGAATTAAAATAACAGTTGATAGAATCAAACTGTAAATCCTTAAATGTAAATACCTCTTGTAATTGTAGGTACTCATCAACAGTTAGTTTCATTCTGATACCTCCATAGAATCTACAAGTGCATCGACTTTACTACCATAGTCATCATTATCTTCCCATTGCCCTTGCCCATCACCACCACCTGTAGGATTCCATACCATTTTCTTGTTATCATCAGATATGAAAGAAATATCAGAGTCCTTATCATTTACTTTCCAAGAACCTCCAACACCACCGTCCATATTGACAGTGATGTCATCACCAGTGGTAGATTCCATTGATTGTACCCTATCAAATACATTGGTTTGATGTTCTGTTAACTCAAAGTCCATATCTCTGAGTGTATCATACAACTTGACAAACTCATACAACTCATCGTGACTTAATCGTAGCATCCTTGCCATTAGTAATTACCTCCATAGATTTCTTCCATTAACTCATTATACATTATTTTTAATTTAGATGCAGTAATGCTTTTTGCTTTGTCATTAATCTTCTCTTCAGTCTTATCATCAAAGTTCTTAGCAAGATCTTTGATTTCACTGATATAGTAACGACAGTCTGATCTTGTTACCATTAGATTAACCTCCAAATTGATTAAGTTGTTTAGGGTACTGTTGAGTTACATTGTCAAGTAACTCCTCATATAAATCATCATCATAATCACCAATCTGTTCTTTTAATTCATTCTCATCCAACTTTTCATAATATTCTATTAGATCATCATAAACATATTGGACAAGTGTTTTCATATCCATTCCATCAACTACCAATTCAGCGAATTGTTCAGCGATTTCGTTATGTTGTGTTGAATTAAGATTTGCCATTTTAAAGATAGGAAGTAAGTGAATGTAAGGTGTTAGTAGTTGACTCCATTGAAGTAATCAAATATCCCATATTTTGAGCGATCTTATCATATAAGTGATTCTCATCCTTAGCATACCATAAACCAATAGCATCATTCTTAAGATTCTGATACTCTTCATCAGTCCATAGATCATCAAATGCCTCACCACCATGAGTAACATCAAATTCAATGTCTGTAACCAAGTACATTGTTTCTTTCATTAACTTAAACCCCAATTGATTTTAAGATAGTTTTCATCGTGAAGTCTGGAAATATCATCAGGATCACCAGTTTCAAAGATGAATTCCTCACAGAAATACTCTGCACTGATACCACCAAGTTCATCACAAGCTCTAAGAATGTCATCACATTCATCAGCGTTCATACCTAAATCATCAACTAAGAAGTCAATGTCGGTAAAGATTTGATTTGAAGGTGTTCTCATGATGCAAGATCCCATAGTTGTTCAAATGATTCAATCCATCTTACCTGATCGGTGGTAAGTTCTGATTTGTCCTGCTCATCAGCAGAAACATAGGGTAGTCCGTGTTTGGTGCAATACTGTTCGTAAACCTCAGTTAAGAGGTCTATTGAATCAAATACTTGCATAGTGTCCTCCTTTGTTTACTCTTATATTATAATGGCAAACGTGCCTCACTTGTAGTCTTTGGGGTCACTTTGCGAGCTGGCACATCAAGTGTTTCCATTATAATTTGCTTTGGTAGCATCTTATAGCAATAGTAACTACTGCTAAACGTGATCTTATTATTATCTCTACCATCAGGACTTAGAAACTTCATACGCTTATCAAACATCAATAACTGTAGATCCTTATCCTTAAACAATCTCATAGGTGCTGAGTCATTCAACCAAGTGTTAGTCATTATCAATGCAAAAGGTTTATCAAATGATAATGCACGTTCAAAGAATTTACGCTTATCAGTAAATGGTGGATTTGATACTATTACATCCCACCCATACGGTTCATACTCAAAGAAGTTCCTACCAGTATTAATATGAGAGTATGTTACCTCATTCTGCTCCTCTATCTGCTTTACAAACTCACTCTGTGGAGTATCAAAGGGACACCATACAATAGCATCCTTTGGAATATATTTGAGAATAGGTTTAACACCATAATCAGGAGTGTAACATTCATCGTTGTTACCTCCTGAGTACATCAGTTTACCACTATCTAATTCTTGTGCCATATTGAGTAATTTCTTTTTTAGAGATTGTAACCCCTATTCTGGGATCTTTAGCGTTACCTGCCCTTTTCTTAGGGTATTGTTTCTTTGCTTTAGGTAGTACGATTGATAGAACATCTTGGCAATCTAACTTCCATACTTCAGCGATCTTTCCCCCTTCATAACGTGCGTAGTAATGGTTCTTATACTTACCAATCTTATCCTCAATAATATATCTCTCTTGCTCATCCCAAGTATCCTGAACACTGATACCATTATACGTTGCATTGATCGAATTTGCAATAGTAGATTTATACTCACACCCTCCGTCATCATCAAATGCGTCCGCACCTGAATAATCATCAGCAATCTTGTGTCCTAAGATCCCTGCCATGTGAATCTCTCTTGACCTTGCATAAGAGAATGGATCACCCCACCCCTCAACCTCACATAGAGAATAGAGTTGCTCATACAATGCTTGATACTTTTCTTCAGGAGTCATAGTACCTTTGTTGTTATAACCATTATAACCCCTCAGAATCGTTTCTGAAGGGTTACTGTGCCACTATTCCAACTGGTATAGTCTAATATTTTTTATTCTTGAAGTAGGATAATATATCCCTTGCCTCAGTATCATCAACTTTGCTTATCTTTATTCTATCTGCTATTGCTATGATTAGATCCGCAGATATACTCCCATCAAAAGTACAAGATCCATCAGAGTTCTTGTTACCTAGTTTTTCACAAACTGCATCACCTATCAGTTCAAGATAGAAATCTTTAAGTCGATCATCATCATTAATATAATCAATGACATCATCAATTAAAGTATCAGCAAGTTTTTGGAGTGTTTCTTCAGATAGTTGAGACATAATAATCAGGTTGATAGTGTAATGTTAGCATATCGGGCAGATTCCTCCACCTTTGTTTCTATTTCTTCATAGATGTGACTGAAGTCCCATCCACGTTTAATATCATTTGCAATGTATTCAACTTGCTCTTTAGTTAAACCAAGTTGTAGATCCTCTACTGCTTCAGTAAGGTTGATTGTAAGTTCTACTGGTTCCATTTATCCTCTAGCGAATTTACTTAGATTGAAGTTGGCACGACTGAACTCGTCTCTATCAACTAATTTATAAGTTCCAATATCGCTCCACATTACATAACCTTCATCAGGAACTATCTCATCATTGATGTAACATTCATACTGAGCATCACTATAACACTCTGCAAGTAGATCATTTTTAATAGATCTAACCAACTTCCATAAACTCAAAAGATTAGAGTTTTCAAATAGATCTATCTCAACACCTTCTCTAATGCACTGATTCAATGCCTTTTTAAGTTCTTTAGCAGTTTTATCATCTACAAACTCAACCAACTGTGACATTTGTTTAGCAAACGCACAATTCTCTCTAATTCTATCTGTAATATCATACTGTGCTTTAGGTTTAACAAATAATACTTCACCCTCCACACTCTCTAACTCATTATCTAATGAACTAGCAACGGCATCCTTAAGTGTTCCTCTAGGAGTATCATAAACCGTATGAGGTGCTATGATTATTTCTTCGGGAATTTCAGTTGGGAAACTGTATCGGATGGTATTAGGATTGAAACTATCAGTGCCACCAAAACCGATGAAATCACCTTGGTAGATAGAAGTTGTAAAAGGAAGATAATCAAGACAGCGATGCAAAATATCTGCCACTTCTCCTTGATGGTTTCGATCAATATCGGTATGGTTATGGTTGATTTTGATTTTGAATTTGTTGAAGACACTTTTTGTTCCTACGAAAAATTGATTATTAGATGGATCAGTACCCCAGACTATAGCAGGAGCTCCATCTATTTTAACACTCAATTTACTCTTTGTTACAAATGCGTCTAAGACAGAAAGATCTCCTGTAAGAATAGTATCTTCAGGATGTTCAATGTGAGTGTTTTTCATAACTCTATTATAAGGGTTGAGTTAATCTATTAGGGAAATATTGTGTAGGTTCTTTAACTGTCACACCCTTTACTTCTTTCATATATCTACGGTATAGAATACCTTCTTCTCTAAATGCTTCAACTTCGTGAGGTTGATTCATATAATCAATATGATGTATATCCTCACCCTTCCATATAAACTTACCACTCTTCATCTTCAGAGTTCCATGAACCCATTGACGAAGATGCACAAGTTCGTGTAATAATGTCTCAATATACATCCGTTCATTCATATTGGATTGTAATTGAATCTCAAAGTCTCTAGGGTTGTATGATGTACCAATCCAATCACAATAACCTAAAGCATCTTCTCTAATCATTCCACGATGAGTGATAGTTACATCAATATGATGTCTAGGTAGGAAATTGTTTAGAAACCAATTGGTAATACTCTCACACCTTCGCTTAGAATAGCCGTATCCACTACGATAGATACGACTCTTGTTCCCCAATGTAGTGTCCATAAGAATGATAGAATGAATAGGAGTTTTTCTTTACTGGTCATTTGATTACTCATGATATTTCAACCCATTTCAATGGTTTACCTTCAGTTAGTTTCCAAATGAAAGTTGAATTTTCATAAGGATACTTTTCATTAGCATAAGCTAAAGCATCCTGATACTCAACAAACTTCTTTGCCTTCCATTCTTTAAATGTAAAGGTATGAGTTGCTGCCCATTTGTAATTCATACTTCTACACCCCACTCATACTTTTCTACACTCTCTCTACAACATAAACAAACTAATGCTGACCAACTAAAATGATATACTTTGTTGGTTTGAGAGCAATGTGGACACTTAATCCACTTACCATCATTCCTTGATCGAGTGCGTGATGTAATAGGTTTGAAATTCATTTTAATGATGTGGATTGTAAACCGTTAATACTATTATAGCAGATGCAATAGCACAGATGGTGAATAATGTAATAAGATGTAGCATTTAATTCTCCTTTTGTTTTTGTGCTTGACACTCACAGGCATCAAGTAAAGGTTCTAATTTAGATTGAAGACTATTAAGGTCTTCCCTATATTCAGGATCAAATCCTAAATTACCATTACCATCTAAATCATATTCTTGTAAGAGATGG